AAACTTACAAACTGGAGAGGTTAAAGACCCAGAGCCAGTAAAAGAAGAAGAAACAGATACCCCATTTGAGGTAGTAAAATAAAGTACAATGGCAAAAATTAGCAACACAGCGGCATACCCTAACATTACTGTTATTGACTCAGCAGATTATTTAATTATAACTGATAAGGAAAATGATTTAATGACAAAATCCTGTACGATTTCAACTCTTTCTAATTTTATTGTTGATGGTGGTGTTGTTAAGTTAATTGCTCCTAATAATAGTGTCTGGAGACTTCTTGTTAGTAATACAGGGGTTTTGACAACAGAGGCTGTTTAGCAAAATCAAAAATGGACATAAGAAAAATTTCAATCGGAGCAGACTATAAGTCTGGCGCTATGCATTACATAGTAGGTCAGGATGTTTTAGGGGGCAGTTACGGAATACATCTTATTCAACATGATGTTGCCTCAGAATCTTACAAAATATGGATTATGAAGCGAGAAGAAGTTTTGCTTTGGAAAGAATTTAAATGTACCTTACCTATATCTTTAGAATATAATATAAACTTTTAATGAAATCTCCATACTCGTTTATTGTTAAACCTTATAACAATAGAAGGTACGATAATATTAAATCCTATGGTGACGTAGAATTTATTACAAGTACTTCAGAAGAAGATCACAAATCTTCTAATCGTTTTGCTATTGTAATAGCAACTCCTATAAATTACACAGGGCCTGTTAGAGAGGGTGATATACTTTTAGTACATCATAATGTATTTAAGTTTTATAACGACATGTATGGCCGCAGGAAAAGCGGTAAAAGCTTTTTCAAAGATGACCTATTTTTTGTTGATCCTGATCAGTTTTATCTTTACAAAACTAAAGACGAATCTAATTGGATGGGGTATAGTAAATACTGTTTTATTAAACCATTAAAAGCTCAAGAGTCTTATTTAAATAAAAACTCTAAGAACGAACCATTAAGGGGAACTGTTAGGTATATCAATGAAGAGTTAATAAAAAAGGGAGTTAAAATAGGGGATGAAGTTTTATATGAGCCAGAGTCAGAATATGAATTTATTGTAGATGATGAAAAACTATATCGTATGTTTACTAAAAACATAACAGTTGTGTTATGAGTAGAGAATGGGATTGGATGGATGATTTTAAGGAAGAAAATTATCCTTTAAAAAAAGCTAAACGTATTAAAAATGAATACAAAAGAAACAAAATTAAAAATAATAGAAGCAGGACACGAAGCGGTGATACAGCTGATCAAGGTGGCGAAGGAGGATATTATTAAATATGGTACAGATGATGAGTTAGCTGCGGATAGATTAAAAAATGCAGCAGCAACAAAAAAACTTTGTATTATGGATGCTTTTGAAATTTTAAAAAAAATACAAGAAGAAAATGATTTATTAGAAGGAGTTGACACTAAAATAAATAACACGCCAAAAGGATTTGCAGAATCAAGATCAAAATAAATTATATACAGAACTTAAAAATATAGTTCCTAAAAATGTTTTGACTACAAAAAACAAAGCTAAAAGCTGGACCTACGGTTATAATGAAAAATATAATTTTGTTGTAATATCTAAAACAGGTCAAATTGAAGATGTAATTAATGTAAGCGGATTAAACATTGCACTTCCTAAAATTCCTAAAGAAGTTTTTAAAAGATCGAATAAAAAAGAAGATCAATACTGGGAAGCTAAAACACTGCCAAAACAATTATCAAGAATAAAATCTATATTTCAATGGCATAATACTCCTGCAAGTTTTAAAAACGAGTGGGTAGATTATATTGAAAATGAATTTAACTTTAGGGAACAAGGTCATTGGTTTTTAAACAACGGAAAACCTACTTATATTACAGGTACGCACTACATGTATTTGCAATGGACAAAAATTGATATAGGGTCTCCAGATTTTAGAGAGGCAAATAGAATCTTTTATATTTTTTGGGAAGCTTGTAAGGCAGATAAAAGAAGTTTTGGGATGGACTATTTAAAAATTAGGCGTTCTGGATTTTCATTTATGGCTTCTTGCGAAGGAGTAAACATGGGTACAATAACAAAAGATGCTCGAATTGGAATACTTTCTAAAACAGGTTCTGATGCAAAAAAAATGTTTACAGATAAAATTGTACCTATATCTAACAACTATCCTTTCTTTTTTAAACCCATACAAGATGGTATGGATAAGCCTAAAACAGAATTAGCTTATAGAGTTCCAGCAGCAAAGATCACTAAGAAAAATATGTATCTAACTGAGGAACAAGAGCTTGAAGGATTAGACACAACTATTGACTGGAAAAATACTGGAGACAACAGTTATGATGGGGAAAAATTACGTTTACTATTACATGATGAAAGTGGTAAATGGGAGCGACCTGATAATATTTTAAATAACTGGAGGGTTACAAAAACGTGTTTAAGATTAGGTAGTAAGATTGTTGGAAAGTGTATGATGGGTTCAACATCTAATGCTTTAGAAAAAGGTGGGGCTAATTTTAAAAAACTGTATTACGATTCTGATTGTACTAACCGTAACTCAAATGGTCAAACTAAAAGTGGGTTATATTCACTTTTCATCCCTATGGAATGGAATATGGAGGGGTTTATTGATATGTATGGTATGCCTGTTTTTAGTAATCCTAATAAACCAGTGCTTGGCATAGATGGTGAAATGATTTCACAAGGCGCAATAGTGTACTGGCAAAACGAAGTAGATTCATTATCAAGCGATCCAGATGCTTTAAATGAATTTTATAGACAGTTCCCAAGAACTGAATCGCATGCATTTAGAGATGAGAGTAAGCAATCATTATTTAATTTAACTAAAATATACCAACAAATAGATTACAATGACTCTTTGATTATGGGTCAAAACATGACTCAAGGATCTTTTTCTTGGGAAAATGGAATTTTAGATAGTCGAGTAATCTGGAGTCCTGATAAAAGAGGAAGATTTTTTGTATCTTGGTTACCTGAAAGGTCATTACAGAATAATGTAACAATAAAAAATGGAAGGAAATATCCAGGTAATGAACATGTAGGTTCGTTTGGATGTGATTCATATGATATTTCAGGAGTTGTAGTTGGTAAGGGATCAAATGGTTCTTTACATGGTATGACTAAATTTAATATGGACAATGCACCAAGCAATGAATTCTTTTTAGAATATATAGCTCGGCCTCAAACCGCAGAAATATTTTTTGAAGAAATATTAATGGCTTGTGTGTTTTATGGAATGCCAATATTATGTGAAAATAATAAACCTCGTTTATTGTATCACTTAAAAAATAGAGGTTATAGAGGGTTTAGTATAAATAGACCTGATAAAACATTTAATAAATTATCTAAAACAGAAAAAGAGTTAGGTGGGATTCCCAATTCAAGTGAAGATGTAAAACAATCACACGCTTCTGCAATAGAGTCGTATATAGAAAAACATGTTGGTTTAGATTTAATCGAAAATTATAGAGACAGTGATGAAATGGGTATAATGTATTTTCAAAGAACTTTAGAGGATTGGGCAAAATTTGACATTAATAATCGAACAAAGTTTGATGCGTCAATTAGTTCTGGGTTAGCTATAATGGCAAACCAAAAACACTTGTACACACCTGCTAAAGAAAAATCGAAAATAAGCATTAACTTTGCAAGATATAATAACACGAATTCAGTTAGTCAATTACTTAAATAAATGAAAGACGTAAAGATACAAGTAAATGCTTCTGCATTTCCAGACCAATTTGCATCAGACTCCGTTAAAGATTCAATGGAGTTTGGACTTCAAGTGGGACAAGCAATACAATATGAATGGTTTAGAAAAGACAGTGGCTCTTGTAGATTTTATTCTCAATGGGGAGACTTTAATCGTTTAAGATTATATGCTCGTGGAGAACAGTCTGTAGCTAAATATAAAAATGAATTAGCAATTGATGGTGATTTAAGTTATTTGAATTTAGACTGGACACCAGTTCCTATTATTCCAAAGTTTGTTGACATTGTAGTCAACGGAATGAATGACAGGATGTTTAAAGTTAAGGCAGTTGCGCAAGATGCATTATCGGCTGAAAAAAGAAACCAATATCAAGAAATGATAGAGGGTGACATGCTTGCAAAACCTTTACTTCAGCAAGTTGAAGATGATTTTGGTATTAATGTATTTCAAACTAAAGAAGAAGATTTACCAGAAACAGATGCAGAGTTAGAGCTTTTCATGCAAATGAATTATAAGCCATCTATTGAAATTGCTACTGAAGAAGCTATAGATACTTTATTTCAAGCAAGTCATTACAACGATACAAGAAAAAGAGTTGATTATGACATTACTTGTTTAGGTATTGGAATGGCAAAACATATATTTTTACCAGGAGAAGGTGTAAGAGTAGAGTATGTTGATCCAGCAAATGTTGTTTACAGTTACACTGAAGACCCTTACTTTAAAGATACTTTCTATTGGGGAGAAATAAAAACAGTTCCAATTACAGAATTAATAAAAATTGACCCTGATTTAACTAACGAAGATTTAGAAGAGATTTCTAAATATAGTCAGTCTTGGTATGACTACTACAATTCTCAGCAATTTTATGAGAATAGTATGTTCAGTAGGGATACCGCTACATTATTATATTTTAATTATAAGACTACACATACTTTTGTTTATAAAAAGAAAAGCATGCCAGACGGTACATTTAAAACTGTTGAGAAGGATGATCAATTTAATCCACCTCAAGAAATGATGGACGAAGGTGGGTTTGAAAAAATTACTAAGACTATTGATGTGTGGTATGATGGTATTATGGTAATGGGAACTAATATTATGCTTCAATGGAAACTTGGAGAAAATATGGTTAGACCAAAATCAGCCAGTCAATATGCTATGCCTAACTATGTTGCTTGTGCGCCAAAAATGTACAAAGGAAATTTAGAGTCTTTAGTTAAGAGAATGATACCCTTTGCTGATTTAATTCAAATTAGTCATTTAAAAATACAACAAGTAGTTTCAAGGGTAGTTCCAGACGGTGTGTTTATTGATGCTGATGGGTTGAATGAAGTTGATTTAGGAACTGGTAACGCATATAACCCTGAAGATGCATTGCGTTTGTATTTTCAAACAGGTAGTGTTATTGGGAGAAGCTACACACAAGATGGCGAATATAATAATGCAAGAGTTCCAATTACTCAGTTAACTGCAAATAGTGGTGCAAGTAAAATGCAAATGCTTATCGGAAACTATAATCATTACATGGATATGATTAGGTCTGTAACTGGATTAAATGAAGCTCGTGATGGATCAAGTCCTGATCCTAATTCATTAGTTGGTGTACAAAAGTTAGCAGCATTAAATTCTAATGTAGCTACAAGACATATTTTAAATGCAAGTTTATATATTACAAAAACTTTAGCAGAATGTTTATCTATTAGAACAGCAGATGTTTTAGAGTTTGCTGATTTTAAAGATGAGTTTGCAATGCAAATAGGTAAATACAATTTAAGTATTATAGAAGATATTAAAAATTTATATCTTTATGACTTTGGTGTATTTATAGAGTTAATGCCAGATGAAGAAGAAAAAGCTATGTTAGAACAAAACATTCAAATGGCTTTATCTAAATCAGATATTAATCTTGAAGATGCTATTGATATTAGGGAGATTGCTAATTTAAAAATGGCTAATCAATTACTTAAAGTAAAAAGAAAAGCCAAGCAATTAGCTGAACAACAAGCACAAGCACAGCAACAACAAATGCAAGCTCAAATGCAAATGCAAGCGCAACAAGCTGCTGCGCAAATGGCTATGCAGACTAATGAAGCTGAGACTCAATCTAAGATTGCTGTTAAGGAAGCAGAGGTTGCTTTTGATATTCAAAAATTACAAAGAGAAGCTGAATTAAAACAACAGTTAATGCAAGTGGAATTCCAAATGCAAATGCAGTTAAAAGGTTTAGAAAGCGAAAACTTAAAGAGCAGAGAAAATGAAAGAGAAACTGCGAAAGATAAAAGAATTAGTCAACAGTCAACACAAACTTCTAAAATGATTGAACAGAAGAAAAGAGATTTACCAGCTATAAACTTTGAGTCTAACGAGGATAGTTTAGATGGTTTTGATTTGGCTGAATTTAACCCAAGATAAATAGTCTAAAATTATAATTAAATTAGTATTAACTTTGTTAAAAATAAAATCAAATGGAATTTACAGTAAAAGCAGTTGACGGAAATGTCGAAGAAAAATCAAGAGCGCAAGTTGAAGAAACTTTGTTAAAAGAACACGAAGAACAATTTGAGCAAAAAAAAGTAGAAGACGACTCTATTGAAAAAATAGATTTTAGTAATAAAGAAAATTCAACTACCGAAGAAACATCGGTTGATGAAACTAAGAATGAAGAAACATCTTTACCAGAATTAAGTGATGATGATGTTATTTCATATATAAAGAAAAGATACAATAAAGATATCAATTCTGTTGATGAATTATTTGCGGAAAAAGAGGCAAATTCTGAGTTACCAGAAGACGTATCTGCGTATTTAAAGTACAAGCAGGAAACTGGGCGTGGTATTAATGACTTTTATAATTTACAAAAAGACATTGATGACATGGACGATAATGCTGTACTTGCTAATTATTATGAGTCGACTGAAGAAGGTTTAGACTCGGATGATATTCAGGACATTATTGAAGATAAGTTTTCCTATGATGAAGATTTAGATGATGAAAAAGATATTAGAAAAATAAAGTTAGCAAAAAAACGAGAACTTTCTAAGGCAAAGAAGTTTCTTAATGAACAGAAAGATAAGTATAAAATTCCTCTTGAGTCAAGTGGGGGTGGATTATCAGAAGATCAGCAAGAAAATATTAATGCTTATAAAAAGTACATGGAGGAATCCGAAAGTGTTGCGGAGGTAAACAGTAAAAGGTATAATTATTTCTTAGATAAAACCGAGTCGGTTTTTAACAACGAATTCAAAGGTTTTGAGTTTTCAGTTGGTGATAAAAATATTTCTTTTAAACCAGGTGATGCACAAGAACTTAAAAACGTTCAATCTGACGTTAACAATTTCGTTAACAAATTTATGGACAAAGAGGGTTTGATTGTTGATCCAGTCGGATATCATAAAGCCTTATCGGTTGCTATGAATCCTGATAAGTTTGCAAAACACTTTTACGAACAAGGGGTTGCTGCAACTGTAGATAATGTTTCGAGAAAATCAAAAAACATTAATATGGATGTTAGACAACAATCTCAATCGGTTTCTAAAAACGGAATTACGATTAGACCTATGGGTTCAAGTAGCGACAGTGGAAGAGGACTCAAAATTAGAAGTAGAAAAAAATAATTAATTTTAAAAAAAACAACAAATTATGGCAGTAAATGTAGCCCCAGGATTTGACTTGCAGCCAAGTGCGCAGCAAACTCCTTTATCAACAAACTACATAACTAACTTTGATTTCTTGAATCAGTATCTTCCAGATACTTATGAAAAGGAATTTGAGCGTTATGGAAACAGATCAGTAGCATCATTCTTAAGAATGGTAGGCGCTGAAATGCCTTCAACGTCTGACCTTATCAAATGGGCAGAACAAGGAAGATTACACACTAAATATCAAGCATGTACATCAGCAGGTG